CACCAGAAGAGTCCACCCCCCCATCAACAAATCCCAAGAGAACGCTGAACGGCCAAGGTGGCACCCCCTCGCTGACTGCACGCCAGAATTCAGGCGTCCACTCGTGCGCAGAGTTACTTGATGCCCATGGGGCTACGGCTCCAATTGCCACAGGAATCAAGTCGGTAAATAGCAAGGTGTCTTCAGAGTATGAAGAAGATACACCATCTCCATAATCCACACCATCATCTTTGGTGGTGGCAAAGATGGGGTCTGCGCAGGCGTCTGGTGACTCGCCCGGACCATAGCCGGTGATCACTCCGCTGGCACTAAAGGTATCTGTCCAACCTCCAGCGAGCGTGGTGACAACCACGAGTTCCGACGACAGCACCCATGAGCCGGGAGACACATAACTCTCCCCCAGAGAGCATACGGACGCGTAACCCTCAAAGGTTTCAATATCCCATTCGAGCCGGGCCGGGCCAAGGGCTATTATTTCGTCTTCAACAGGAACTGGCAGCCGCTCCAGCGTGTGAATGCCGCCGTAGCCATGCAGGCGGCAACCAGAACCGGCTCGTAGTTCCACTGGGTTTTCTCCCGTGCCTTGGTCCGGCGCTGGTGCGGATGAGTCTGAACGTCCCAATGTGAACGCATCTGGTGCTCCGCTGGACTGCGCTCCAGTGATTGTCTTCTTGTCGGCGTAGCCTCGGATTTTGGTTCCTACCCCAGCCCACAAGCGGCGAGGCGCATTGAAAAGCGCTCGTAGTTCCGGCATCATGGGGCAGCGGTGGTGAAGGTTCCAACCGGACCGTAAATCCGCCCATGCTCGGTGGTGAGCGCCCACGGCTTGAAGCTGTAAGCACTGATAGATGTCAGGCCTGTGACCGCCTGGCTAAACGCACCGGTGGTGCCGCCTGTGATGGCAGACGGCGTGGTGACATGCAAGCCACCGACTTCGGGGTCAGCGTTGTTGGCGGTCAGTGCATAGGACACGCCTCGTTCAGTCACTGTGAGACCGCTGCCAGAAGCTAGGAAGCCGCCAAGCGTAGCTCCGCTGCTGGTCAGGTCAGTGCTCGTCGGAGCTGTGACCAACGCGGTTGTCGTAAAAGTGCTCAATGGCCCATAGGCCCGCACACCTTGACTTGTCAGCGCCCAAGGCTTGAAGCTGTACGCTGTGCTTGGCCTCAAGCCTGTAACCGCGACGGTAAACATACCTGTGGTGCCCGTGGTGCCTGCGGTGAACGCAGTAACCGCCGATTCTGACACGGCTGACATTGTGACCGTCAAACCGTCGGCGGAAATGGCGGTGATCGTGGTGCCACGGGGAATGCCCACCTCAGCTATTGGCTGTCCAACGAACAGCCCTGGCTGAGCAGTCGCAAGGGCAAGTGTGGCCGAGCCAGTGGTGTTGGTGACACCCGTGACAAACACAGCGCCCGTCGTGCCAAAGGTGAATGTGCCCACGCCAGCGATAGGCGAACCAGTGAGTACCACAGTGGTGCCGTTCGTGACAGACGAAACAGTGCCGGTGTAACCAGGGCTGGTGACAGTCTGCCCGGCAAACATGCCCGTGGTGCTGCTTACCACCAAGTTGAACCCTGTGACGGTTCCCGCAAACTGCTGCAATGGGTTGACAGTGACAGTTATGGCGACGGCCACTGACGCCAACGTGTTGCCCACTTCTGGGTTATCGTCCTGCGCTGTCCGCGCAAAAACCACGCCACGAGCCGCGATGCTGCCATTGGTGTCAGTCGCCACGGTGCCCCCCAGGGTTGCCAGTGTGTAGGACAGTGAGCCACTGGTGGGTGCCGTCACGCGGGTGATGATCGGACGCAGCGCCGTCACACGGCGACGACTCCACCCGCCCAGGACTTCGCGCTGCCGGTCATCTACGACCAATTCTTCGGGCCAGTCCGTGTAATTGGTCGCGTCGTCTGACAGGTAGGCGAAGCTGTAAACAAATTCGATGCTTCCATTCCAGATACTAATTGGCGGGTCCAAAGGCACCACGAGATTTATCGCTCCATGAAGACAGGCATCTAAATTCAGGTTGCCGACTGAATGCCAGTAGAGCTGAAAGCCACTTGCAACACTAACCCCAATTTCATCGTTAAGCCCACGGTCAATCATCGGCTCGTAGGAGGGAATGGTGAACGGCGTTGGCGAATAAAACTCCTCGATCAGCATGAGTGTCGGCCCCTGATACGCCTCTTTGTAGCGTGGCCGTGCAACTTGTGTACCATCCGACAAGCGGTTGTACGTTTCAATCCGAAGCAATACCTTCGGCCAGAACATGCTCGGCTCCAGTTCGCGATAAGTTCGGTACGGAGTCTGCGCCTGCTCATTGGTGAGAGGCGGCGCAAAAATAAACCGCCGCTGCAATTCCCCGGCTTTTTGGGCTTGAATGAGCAAATACTCGTCCAGCGGACTGATGACGCCGCAGCCATGAGTGATCCAGGCCGGGCAGTCCGCAAACGTCGTGGGCGTCGCGAGAAAGTCCGGGATGTCCACATCCCGGTCGGATTCTTTCGCCACAATCGCGAACCCGCGCAAAGTCGGGTTTGGCAGATCCACCCAATCGAAGTTTTTACTCATTGCAGCGTGTTCCAGCGCGGCCCGAAGGTGCGAACCGCGCCATGGAAAAGTTTATTTTTGCGCGGACGGCTCCCCTCCGTGGCGTCGAGAATGTCCCGGAACATCTGATGCACCTCAACAGACTCCATCTGACCGGCAAAATGGCTCTGCGTGATGCGCACACTGGTATCCCCCAGCAGAACCGCCTCATACTCCGGCCGCCCGATGGCCTCCCCAGCGATGAGCATGCCTTCTCGCTCGCAGCCGATGTCATGGGCGAGCGCCGCCGCCCGGTGGAGACCGTCCGGCGTGTAGCCCATGAGTCCCCAGCAGAGCCGGGGCACGCTGGCCGCGTCGAAGCCGTAGTTCTTCCGCGCCAGGATTAAAATACCATTGTATTCCAGCTCCCACTCCGACTGCACCCGATACCACGGCTTGCCCCACAGGAAGCCCGCGTCCCGAAGAGGACGAGCATCCGGTTGGTCGTCAGCCGTGATCGTGCGCATAGGGCGGCAAAGATTAGCTGGCCTGCGTGAAGGTGATGCCGGCGGCCACACGGGAATGCGCCACAGCAAACCAGGACGTGCCATCGGACCAGACCGTGACCATGTCCCCAGCCACCGCCTGCCCATCGGCAAAGGTGATGGTGTCATCCGCCGTGCCGGTATCGCCGGCGGCATCCGCCGCGCACACCTGCATGCCTTTGATGACATTGGCCGAGCTGGTGGTGACGACAGTGTAGCTGGCCCCCGAAGGAGCCGCCGCCACGATGAAAGTGTAGCGCAGACCCGCCGCTGGTGCCGGGAGCGTGCTCACAAATTCGGTGGCTGAATTGAGCAGGAAGGTTTTGCCACTTTCCGCCGCTGTGATGGCATTGGTGGCCGTGGTGTTCTCCGTGAGTTCGATCACCGGCATAGTGGCGATCACTCGCCACTCGGTGCCGTCCGCATGCAGGACAACGCCCGCATACTGCACCGCCAGCGTCAGGCTCGTTTGCCCATCAACCGTCTGGCTGCCGTAGGCATCGACCGTGACGGCATTGACGGTGCTGTCGATCTTCTTGATCACCAGGTAAGGGTAAGCCTTCGTGCTCACCGGCGGCAGTGAAACCGTGAAAGCCGCCGAGGCGGCGTTTGCCAGAATCGTGTGATCTTCACGGGTGGCCGTGTAGGCCGCCGTGACCGTCTTGGACGAGGCTGCATAGGAGATACCCTGGCGCGTCTGGGTGATGTTGGAGACGCTCTGCCCGGAGGCAGGCACATGGGAAAGCCACAGCAGAGCCGTGGCGAGGAGGAGGGAGGTCAGTTTCATAGGGGTGGTGTTGGGGTGCTTTGAAAAAAAGGGTGGGAGGGCAGGGGAGTGTCAATCAGCTTTGTCAGGTGATGGCATAGTCCACGCCGGTCAGGTCCGGCACATCGGCCCAATCGTCAGCGGTCGGGTCGAAAAGTGTGAATTGCAGCCCTTCCGGTAGGTCGAGAATGGCCCACACGAAAACGTGCAGCGTGCCCGTGCTGCCCTCCGGCGCACTGGCGCGGAGCGTGCCCACGGCCCAAGAGCAGCCTTCACTGGCGGCGATGAGTTGGCATTGATGCACCAGCGCACGGGCTTGGTCTTCGCACTCCCACACGTTCGCTCGCCAGGGTTTGAGGGCTTGATCCGCCGCCTTGCGCAGCATCACCTTCGGTGGGCAGGCCAGCAGGCTTTTCTGCATGAACAGACGAAAGTTCGGCAGCGTCTTGCCCTCCAGCGCCCGCGCCACCAGCGAATGCACCGTGGCACCGTTCAGACGGCGGCGGGTTGGTTTGGGCTTGGAGGTGAAGGGCCACATGGTCACACAGTCTAAGGTTCGCTTCCCTTGGTCCGGTAGTTCGCGGAATGCGCCAGCCGCCCCTCGATGGTCGAAAGCTCCCGCCGCATGCCGGAGACTTCTGTTTTGAGGTCGGAAATTTGGGCGATGAGCACGGAATGAATCTCCACCTTGGTCCCCAGCTCCTGCACCGTCTTGTTGAGCGCCCGCACCTCGGTGTTCATCGTTTGCATTGCCGCCGGCATCGGCATCAACGAGTTCACCCACCCGTAGGCTATCGCCGCTCCTAGCACGAGCTGCCACGGTGTCAGGCCAAATGCCTTCAGGTTGCGGAGAATGGATTCACTCATGGTGCGATGACAGGGGTGTAGGGTTCCAGTCCGTTCTGGGCCAGCCACGCTGCCGGGAAACTGGCCGGCGTGTCGCGGTCGTATTCATGGCACTCCGCCCAGGGTAGAGCGCCAGCGAGCAATCCGAGAACACCGCCGATCAACCAGCGAATGGTTTGACGAAGGGCTTCAATGGCGGAGGATTCTTCGTGGCTCATAGTGTTGTTAATTTTATGCACTCGCGACGAAGTTTCCATCAACCATGCTGGCAACCACTGTGTCAGTCGTGACTGTTCCAGCGACGACGCTGGAAAAGTGAGTGATCAGCGTGGTTCCATTGGTGCCAGCGCCACCGGCACCCCCTTCGGATCCATTGCCAACACTTCCACCGCCGCCAGTGCCAGCGCCACCGCCATCGCCAGCGGGAGTGCTATGGCCGACTAATTCAATGCATCCAACGATCTCCAGTGCGCCCCCTGAACCACCTTGGCCGCCATTTCCTCCATTTCCTCCATTGCCGTCGCTACCATCGCCACCTGTCCCACCTGCGCCGCCATTCCCGCTTGCGCTGATGGCGCTTTGATAGCGGCAGTTGGTTAGGCTTAAAGTGGCTCCATCACCGCCACCCGAACCATTGCCACCTACGCCGCCGATTGTTCCACCGCCACCAGTCCCACCTGCACCACCAACAGCGCCAACCAGAGTAATGTCTCCAGAGCTTGTAAGGTGACTGCATTGAGATGAGGTTGCATTGGCTGCTGACTGTCCATCTCCACCGGGTCCACCACCCTCTTCTCCAGTCGCCCCCGTGGTGCCGTTTGGTGTGGCCGTGAAGGTAATGGCCCCGACTGTCAGCATGTCCATTCCGTTGCCCGTGACGCTGCCAGATGGGGCGGAGATGGTGCCAAAAACAGTATTGTATCGGCCAAGGCCAATGAGTGTGATGTTAAGCGCCGAGGAGCTGGAAATATTTCCAAAATTTCCGACGCCGCCGCGAATTATGGTAAAGCCCTCATCCACCGCCTTTTGAGCGGTCAACCAAGGGTTTCCAGGGGAGCCGTCGCCTGTGGTGTCGTTGCCTGTGGAGTCCAGGTAAGCAACGTCGGTGTCTATGAATCCTCCGGCACCAGCCAGTGCTGCTGCCAGCGCCGCGTTGTCGCTGGGAGCGCCGGTAAGAGTTCCGAACGTCGAAGGTGTAGATCCCGCAGGCATGGCGTTAGAAAGTTTTGCAGGTGAAGGTTTTCCCGGTCGTGGCGCACAGCACGCTCATTCTTCCATGAGGCACCACGCCACCAGGACCCGGCATGTAATAACTGCCGCCCGCAGGCACTGGCACACCGTTGGCGGCCGTCGCGGCGGTGTCCCAATCCAGATACATCACCGTGTCGGAAGTGTTGAAAAACTCGAACCCATACTTGGGCTGCTCAGTGGCGGTGTAAACATCCTGTGCCGTGCCACCGGCATCGATGCTGCCGCTGCGGTTCTGGGCGGGGACGTGGGAGATGGTCAGCATGTCAGTATCCTCGTTTGGTGTAAATTTTCGCCCGCTGGCTGTGGCCTCGGTTGGTGCTGCGGGTCGCCAGTTGGCCGACACCGTGCTGGTAATTCTGGAGCGCAATCGTCTGGTCAGCCGAGCCGATCCATAGCGCCGTGCCGATCATCCCACGCTCACACATCGCCACGAGCGCCTGCTCCTCGCGGGGCAGGACGGGCAGTTCAGTCGTGCTGGCAAGCAGGGCGGTCGTCAGCGCAGACGGCCACAGACGCCGTGTGTAGAGCAGGGAATACACCGCGTCCGGCTGCGGCCACAGGCGCAGCAGGTAGAGCGGCGTGGCCCCGCCCGTGATGCCGTTCAAAGGTTCGATCCACCAGCGCTCCGGCTCGCCGACTTCCAGAGCCAGCACATCCTCGGGCCGCTGGTGCTCAGGACGGCCATGCAGCAATTCCTTGGCTCCCGTCTCCCAGACCAGCGTCACCTCGCCGTCCACGGCATCCTCCAGACTCCCCAGGAGCACAGCATCTGCCCGCACTTCCAGCGTCGTGCTCCCCGTGGCACCCTCGTGGGCAAACAGCAGCGTGTTTAGGGCATGCAGCCGGTTGTAGCGGCTGCTGTCATTCCCCACCACGACCGTGCGACCGAGGAAGTTCGCCTGCTCGGCCCAGGTAAGAGTGAAGGCTTTACTCGCCGCCGTCGCGGTGATGGTCTTGGACTCCGCAGCCCCCAGCCGCTCCGTCTTGGCCTCGGTCTTGCGCAGGTCCGGCAGCAGATCCACAAACTCCGCCAAGCCAGCGTTCGCCGCCCGCACCAAGGCCGCCTGCTGCAACGCATCCATGGCCGACGGAACCTTCGAGAGGTTCTGCGACATTTGCGTGAAGAGTTGCGCGATGGTCATAACGACGTGCAGCAGGAGCATGGCAGGGGTTACTTGGCCGCAGGGGGCGGCGTGACTTTTTTGGGAGCCGGGGCATTCCGGGCGGCTTTGGCAGCCCGCTTTTCAGCCTGGGCCTTCATCACTGTGTTGCGGATGTTCGCCGGATCGACCGCAGGCGGGGAGGGTGACGCCACCGGCTCCTGTGGAGCCGGGGCGCTTTCCTCAACCAACATTGGACTCGCCCCCGAGTCCTCAGCCAGAGATTCGTTTGGCTCGTCGATAGCCGGAGCTTTGTCAACGAGCACCCCAGGACAAGCCGCACGGGCTTCGTCCTCAGAGGCAAAAGGAATGACCAGGGAGACATCAGACTCCCAGGCTTGCGACGCGCCCATGTAACGGGCCTCGTCGCCTTCGTAATTCACCAGCACAAAGCCGTCGCCAGACGGCTCCAAGGTGACTTTAGGCAGGTCAATGACCGGCGCAGGTTTGGCGACACGCACAGGTTTTGCCGCCGGCGCTTCGACTGGCGGAGAGTCCGCCACCTCGACCTCGACGAGCTTGGCGATGGGCTGCACGCCATACAGGCCCTTGCCTTCCCCGATCAGTTTCGGAGCCACACGATTGAATTCATCGACGGACAAAGCCCGGCCTTCATAAGCCAGCACGTTGTCATGCTCCGGGCAGCGCCGGAAGTCCCGCACACGCGCCACACTGCGCGACAATGACGGGGGAAAGTGAATGAGGCCAAGGACTTGCTTCATAAGAAAAGGGGCTGGGGAAAGAGGGAGGAGGAAGAAAAAAAGGAGGCAAGGTGGGCAACCCGAAGGCTCCCCACCTTGCCGAGGGGTTAAGCATCAATGATGCCCGGATAGAAGATCGCGTGTTTGATCACCGCGATGGCCGGCTTGTTGCCGCGAGTGTCCTCGCGGAGGCACTGGCCGAAGACGCTCTCGATGTAGCGCTCCTGGACGAAGTTGCCGTTCTTGCTGTCTTCCTGGCGCTGGTTGCGCACCGAGCCGTAGCCCCGATACGCCGCCTGGCGGTAGAGGAAGAGCGTGGCACCGAGGGAAACCCCAGCCGCGTTGCACAGCGTCACCAGCGAGCCTTCACCATGCGTCACGGTGTGCTTGTTGGCATCCCACGTCACCGCGCCGACCGTCTGGTAGCGCTGACCGGAGTCGGTGGCACCCAGACGAGCGGAGGTCGTCATGATGTTGCCATCGTTGGTCGTGATTTCGTAGATGCACCACTTGCCAGGGTCCGTGGCCGCGTTCGGCGGATTGGTGATGCGGACGTAGAACACGTTCGCCGTTGCACCGTCCTCGCCCAGGGCCGTGAGGTCCCAGCAGATTTCGGACGTGGCAGACAGTGTGTCTGCCGTGCGGGTGCCCTGACCTGGACGCCAGCGGAAGGCGTATTTGGGGAAGTATTTGAAATACTTCTTCTTGGTCTTGGCTGCCGAGGTGGCGTTGCCGCCGCCTTTGATTTGCAGGGCGGTGGTGCCACCAGCGACGGCGACTCCGAGCAGCGCCTGCGGATTCAGGGGAGAACCCACCGCGCCTTCAATGTCGCCACGAAGAGGAACGTATTCCTTGATGAGGTGGCCATCCACATTGGCGACGCCACCCTTCCAGAGCAGGTTATCCCGACCTTGCACAAAACCCGTCTGGAGGTTCTGGCGGTAGATCGGATCGAGCTTGAGGCCATAGGTGGCGTTATCCGTCGCGAGAACGACAGCACCCCAGATGGAATTTTTACCTTCACGACCGATCACCGCCGGCTGGCCGCCGAGGGGTTTCAGAATCGCACCACCCTTGACGATCTCGTCATAGGTCAGGCCGTCGCCGGCGCTGATGCTGTCCTGGCTGCTGGCCGTGTAGAAGTGATTGGCCGCGTTGGTCTTGTGCAGCATGGTCATAAGCATGCTGTGGCACTTGTATTTGCCCAGCCAGCGCCCGAGCTTGATCGGGATCTTGCGCTTGAGTTCGCCCAGCAGGCCCATGATCTCGCCGGAGCGCTTCGTGAAGCGCGTCGCATGACGCACCCAGTCCACGGTCAGTTCGAAATCGTTGAAGATTTCCTCTTCGAAGTCGTCTTCGTCCTCGAAAATTTCATCTCCCTGTTTACCCTCGTCACCGTAATCGGAGGTGACTTGGAACTTGATGGTGGTGCCAGCGCCAGCGCTGGTTTCGGTTTTGGTGGTGATGATGGCGTCTGCGCCACCTTCCATTTGCATGAGTGGATCTTCTTCCGCTTCAGCGAGGTCAATGCCCGCTGCCCAAAGGACCTTCGGGTCCATTTGAGCAGAAAGTGAGTCGCCCGTGTTCGGGCCGGATTCTGAGTAAGCCATATGATTGTTGTGGGATATGGCACCCCTTCAAAGTGAGGTCCGTTACGCTGCTGCCATGCGTTCCACGAGCTGTTCGAGTTCGTGGAGCGATTGCGGCTGGTAATTCGTCCTACCCTGAAAGGCTGCCGGGTTGCCACTCTGCTGAGTGGCGAGGAGGGCAGCTCCTACGGGGACGTGTCGTGAAACGGGGGGAGGCGTGGACTTGGTCGAAGATGGAGAAACCGGCGCGGCAGGAGCCGCAGACGGTTGGATGGCGAGTTCGCCGGCGGCCTGGGTGAAATACAGCAGCACCGAGTTTGGGCTGTTGTAGATCGCCTGCATGGCCGGGTCTTGGCTGTCGCGGTAGCTGGCCTGGATCTCGGCGGCGCGTTGGTGCAGCGGGCTGGCCGGGTCGGCGGCATTTGCATGGGCATACATCCCATGCACCTGCGCTTCCGTGGCCTGCCACTGCTGCATGAAAGTCTCCTGCGCGGCAGCCTGCTGCGTCACCGCATCGGCCTCCTCGCGTTGGGAGTCCGCCATCGCTTTTGAAATCTCCCGGTTCAGCCGGTTCACCTCGCGCAGCGCCGCTGCTTGGCCTTTGGCATCAAAACCTTCGGCCGCCTGCTCAAAATTGGCCGTGGCCGCTTCGAGTTGCTGCGTCAGCTCCGCCAGACGCCCGGTGGGTTCAACCACCACAGGCTCAGGCTGCACATTTGCAGCAACATCACCTGACGCAGCCGGGGCCGCGTCAGCAATGCCGAGCATCTGTTTTGCCAGCGTTTCAGCCTCGCCAAAGGTCATCTTCCCGCCGCCCTGCCGCGATTCTTTGAAAAACCGGGCCGTGTGGAAGGATAGCTCGTCATCGGTGGGCACCTTGAGCCGATTGGGCAGCTTACCCGGAGCCAGAATCCCTTCTTCATGCTCCTCGCCGGGCTTAACCTCGGGCGGGGCAGCAGCAGGATTGGTAGCAGGAGCAGACCCCAGGTCTTCGGACTCGATCACCTCGCCGTCATCCGGCAGGCTCTCGATGTAGCGCTCATACGCATTTGCATCCATCTTCGTGAAGTCCACGCCCCCTCCCGCTCCAGCCTGCGTCTCCAAAGTCGCTGCCGGTTGCTTTGCGTTGGGGTTGGGGGTGGCGTTGTCACCCGTCGGAGGGACGGGCGCGGACGTGGGTGCTCCTGCGACAGGCTGGACCGTGTCGGTGTGGGGCGGGGCTGCATGGGTTGAAACCTCAGACATGCCGCTGATGGGAGGCAGCAGACACCCCAACTGTCAAACGGGTTTTGTTGCGACAATCACCGCATCCCCCGCTGCCCCCGCTTTGCCGCCAGCTCCCGCTGCCGCTGCTTCTCCCGATACGCCGGCTCCGCATTCCGCGTGACCTCCGCCCGGTAAAGCGTCGCGCCGTCAATCGTCGCCAGGGCGATGCACAGCGCCAGCACCCAGTCGTCATGCTTGCCAGGGGCCGCCTCCTCGCGCCCGGATTCCGTGCGGATAAAGTTCTCCAGTTCAGCCAGAATGAACTCCGCCGGGCAGTCGATGCCGCTGCCCTGCACGTCCCACTCGCGAATCGCCGCCGCCAGCCGCTCAATGCACCAGCCCCGCATGCCTTCGCCATCGGTGCCGCGTGTGAGGAATCCAAACTTCTTGGTGGGCTTCTGGTCTTCCTTGTCCGTCGCCGCCCTCTCGCGCTCGTAAAGGTGCGCTCCGCGATCCCGCAGCGCCCGGATGAATCCTTTGTCATAGTTCACCTCTGGCACGATCAAGCAGCCGCCATAGTAGCGGGCAAGACGCCACGCCATGTCCGCCAGCACGAGTTGGTCCACGCGGCAGTTCGGCTTGATTGTCGCCACCACCTTGGGCGGCATCCAGCAGCCGCGCTGCGCACTCATGAATCCCTGCCGGATCACCAGCACGGTCTGGCAGTCCCGGTCCCCGCCCTCGGTGACTTCCTCACCGGCCGCCAAGTCGGCTGCCAGTAGGTAGCGATACCCCACCTTCGGCGGCTCCCAGATGTAGTAGCTCGCCTCGCTGTCCTCGCGCACGATGCGTGGGACGTAGTTTTTCCGGTCGCCGCTCGGATTCTCCAGGATGATGCGCCGCATGGCGTCCCGCTGCTGCTCCGCACCCTCGCGCAGCTTCCGCAGCCCAATCCGGTTAAATCGACCCGGCAGCGTGCTCTTAAACCCAGCCTCCGGCGTCGGCGGATACTCCCGGTCCCGGTTGTCAGGATCGCGCTGGCACTCATTGATCAGCACATCGCGCCAGTATTTGATCTGCTCCGGCCCCAGACGGAACCGCCGGATCATCTCCTGCTCCGCGCTCTTCTCTTCTTCGGAGATCGCGCCGATGCCTGCCATGATGTCCGCAGCCTCCTGCTCATCGCGGCATGCAATCCGGCTGTCCTCAAACACGAACCACGGAGCAAAAACCTTGATCCATCCGTTCCCGCGCTTACCCCGCTTGAAGTCCTCGAAGCTCACCGCACCCGGCACATTCTTATCCTTGTCGCCCACCCACTTGTGGTAAAACTCGCCGAAGCCGCCTTTGACGGTCGTCTCCATGATCACCAGCGTTCCCGGGATCTTTGGCACACAGTTCTGCACCCCGTTGAGCACCTTGGAAGCATTTGCCACGCCCTGCTCGGCCCAGCGTGCCACTTCCGTAAGCACCGCCACCTGATACGTCCCAGAGCGCCCCGCCTCGGGATCTCGCGCCGTCTCCCACTGCCACTCGCTGCCGTTGGAAAAAGTCGCTGAATCCGTGTTCAGCTTCTCGATGGAGTTCCCCCACTCGAAGCGGTCCTTGCTCGCGTAATGGCTGAAAATGCCCCACAGGTTTTCCACCTGCGAATACTGCCCACCCATGAGCAAGCAGTTCGACCGCTGACGCCGACTCCACCAGTAAGCCAGCGCCATCGTGCCCGTGCTGCACCCTTTCTGCCGAGGTTTGTAAACCAGGAGCCTGCACGGCTCATTGTTGTCCAGGCACCACTGGGCGATCTCAAACAGCCGCTTTTGCAGCCAGTTCGCATGCAGCGCCACACCGTCCTCGCTCCGCGCTCCACGCTCCACAGCGGCCTTGTCGATGATGTGCCCCTCCGTTTCAAACCACGCCCCAGGCCGGGACCGCACCACGAGCTGGTCAATGTCCTCATGCGTCTCCTCCCGCATGCCCTGCATCTCCACCGCATGCACGGCCTTCATCGTGCCCGTGCTGGTCAGGTTGTCGTGTGCGTAGTAGGCCATGGGTTCAGCCTCCCACCGGGGGTTTGGTGCCGCCGCCTGCCATCGCCGCCGCCTGTGCCTCGCAGTCGCGGATCATCTCCAGCATGGCCTGCCGGTATTCCGGGGAGATGAGCAGCTTCTGCCGCAGCTCCTGGATGCCCAGCACCGGCCTCGCCTCCTTTTTCTTTTCCCTCTCCCGTGGCCTCCCTTGGTGCCATTCAGTCAGCGCCTTGAGCGTCTGGAATTGCGTTGTGAACGCCGGCTTGGAGCCGGTGCAGTTCCCCTCCTTGTCGTAAATCTCCTCCTCCGCCATGAGGAGGCGCTCAAAATGCTGCGTCAGCCTCGCCACCGGAAACACATGCGCCATCGCCTGGTCAAAGTCCGCACCCTCCGGCACCGGCGTGTAAGCCATCCGGTTCGCCGGCGGCTTTGGCTCCTGCTGCTCCCCATCCTGCACACACACACACGCCCGCGCACGCGACTCTTTGGCGGGTTTCACAGGCAAAACACCCGCCACATCCTGCCCGCGCCCCAGCTTTTTCATCACCGCCAGCGCTTCGCCGCGATCTCCCTTCACCGGCGCACAACGGCGGGACGGGAAATGAACCAGCCAAAACGCCCAGTCTGCCAGTTCCGCCTCGGGAGGCGGCACAGCCACCTCCGGCAGGCTGCTTTTTCTCAAATCGTAAAGCCTCACTTCCCCCTTACCGAGAGACGACGGCACCGCCACTGTGCTCATAGGCACAGGCTCGGTGCGGGGGTTGGCTGGGGGCTTCTGGCTCGTTTTCTTCGCCACAATCCCTGCTCATAGGCATCACTCCGCCCTGTTGTCCACCTCTCAAGCCGCCTGCTGAAACGGCACCACATTCACAGGCAAGTCCGCCAGCGTGTCCAGCGGACTCCTCACCCGCTCTCCGTCCCCATACACGTAAATCATCGTCGTCTCCAATCTCGCATGCCCCAGCAGGCTCTGCACGTCACGCACATTACCCCGGCATCCAGGATGTGAGTCGCGCAGCAGTGCCGCATCCACCTGCCGAGGAATCCTCGGCAACTCCACCACCGGCATCCAGGATGTGAGTCGCTTGAGATCAGCCACGGGGCCTTAGCCCCGTTGGACTGCATCTCATTGTTCTGCTCCGTTGGTGAGAACCTTCAAAATACCGCTTGCGTCATAAGCGGCTTATGATAACATGACACACATGAACGCTGAATACATCGCCGACGCCAAAGCCCTTATGTCCACCGCTGATCGGTGCGACTCAACCCCTGAGCAGGCCCGCCGCCTATACACTCAGGCCGCCCGCATCCTTCGCGCCTGCCCTCGGTCAACTGACTGGTCGGAGGCATCACGCATCAACAATCTCATCCAGGAGGCAGACTACAATGCAAGCCTCTGAATCGGTGGCGGAAATCTCCGTCAATGGAGTGCTCGAATCAGTAGTCCGCGTGCCTTCTGACTGCGTTCCGTCGCTCATGGCATACCTCGAAAAGCGAGGCGCATCCTTCCCGATGGCTATCCTGCTGCGCATATTCGTGGCTAACTGGAAAACTGGCGTCGATCTCTCGAAGGCATGAAAAAAGACCTCAAGAAATACCTCGCTGAGATCGGCAGCAAAGGCGGCAAAGCAAGCCGCCGCAAGATCACGCCAGAGCAACAAGCCGCGCTGCAAGAAGCTCGAAAGGCCGCAAGACTCCGCAAGGAGCAGAACGCGCAGCATAGGCCGCCGCAATGTCCGGTTGGCGTTCAACGGCTGTCACCTTGGCGTTCCAGTGCTTCCGATTCCCGCCCAGGCCCGCATACAAATTCAACACAGTCCAAGACGTGGCTGGACAACCACCATGAGCGGCGGAGTCCAGCGTGAAAAGTAAGTCGTTTGCGCTCATGGTGGTGCCAGCACTTAGTCGTTAGCTGGCTCAGAAGGCGTCTCGGCATTCGGTGTCTTCCGAGGCCGTCCACCCTTTGCACCGTTTGCTTTTGCTGCGGCGGCTTTTGCCTCGGAGGTTTTGCGGCCTCCGAGGCGTCCGAGTTGTTGGGCGGCATTGTTCATGCTTTTTCGCTGCGGTAGATGAGTTTGCCAGCCTCTTCGTCATAGACGCGCCATTCGGTGCCAGCGTCGTTATTTTCGGTTTTGAACCTCCACTTGGCCTCAGCGATGGCTTTAGCCTTGTTCGTGAATTGAGCGACTTCGTGGATGTCTCCGGTAGAGACGTTGTATTCGACTTTGTAGCGTGGTGTTTTCATATATTTGGGTGAGTTGCGGTTTGGTCTGACCCTGTATAAATAACCCAAGCGCTTGGGATAGCAAATGGAGATTTGATTTATTTTCATCACCTTTGCGCTGTCGCGTTTTTAAAGCTCAAAACCAGCCAGCTAACCAGCGGCTAGAGGATCAACTTCGCTAAGGCTCAGTGCCTCAGCCTTGTCGTTCTCGGGAAAAAGATGCTGCGGAGCGTAAGCTCTCAGCCACTTCTCAGCCTCGTCCTGGTGGTTCACCTCGTCGCGCATGATTTCCGCCAGCAGTTGCGCGGCATCAGCGAGGGCGGCTTCCGCTTTGCGGGCATGCGCCAACTCCCGGCTATGGTTCCGTTCCCACTTTTTGCGCACCGCTTCCACTTCGGCGGGGATCATCTCCATGAACTCGATAGACGCATCTTGCGAACACGCAGCACCATTTCCTAGAGCAAGAAGGACGTTGCATAGCGTTCGGCGCAACCGAGAACAAGCCGTCTCATCCAACCCATCTTCACAGGGTTCTTCAACGCTTGGTGGCTTCGATTCCAGAACAAGCGGATAAATGCGACCATCTGGGGCTCGGCTGTCGGACTCAGGAAGTTGATTTTCTTTGATCATATTTTGAGGTGCTTGAAAGTTGTCACTGGCCACGCGCCCCAGAGGTCGCGTGATCTTTGGATGTTCCACAAATCCCCACACCTCCGGTCAGGCATCCGGTCAGGCATCCGGTCAGGCATCCGGTCAGGCATCCGGTCAGGCATCCGGTCAAACTCACGAAGGGGGCGTTTCATGGTCCCACACCATACCGCATTTCTCCCACTGACGCAACAAAACCCTCTTGCCATTCCGCCATTCTGCCACCCACCATGCCCCGCATGGATTCCGCTCTGCCACAGGCCCAGGCCCTCGCCTCCAAGCTACCCCCGCTCCTGGAGCCAGACCCAGACAAGCCCCGCGTGCTCATCCCCTCGCCCTTGTCGAAGTCCATGAACCGGGCGCAGGAGGACGCGCTCCTCATCCACGCGAAGAACCGCGCCGATGAACTCGCCGACGAACTCGGCCTCCGCGACTTCGACTCACCGAACTGGCACGCCTCCGCCTTCGACGCAGACGGCACCTTCCGCCGGCGGCACCTCGACACCCGCCACATGGCCCTCATGTCCTACCAGATGCGCTTCGAATATCGCTCCGCCGTGCTCGGCGGCATCTTCGCGGACTCCAATCTCCACATCCCCCTCACGCGGCGCATCCTCCAGCAGGTCATCGCCCGCATGATCAACTACTACCTCGGCTCAGACCCCTACTTCGCCGCCTACGACGTGGGAATTGAGGACGCCGACCTCGCCGACCGCCTCGATAAATGGCTCCGCCACGTCCTCGACTCCGAAAACGACACCAAAGGCAGCCTCGCCAGCATCATTGAGCGTGTCGTCATCTGCGGCGAATGCCCCGTGTCGTTGTTCCATCAAAAACGCGTCTCCTACTACCAGTCCGAAAAAGCCATCCTCCTCGGACCGGACGGCCAGCCCGTCGTCGGCACCGATGGCGACTACATCATCCAGGGCGAGGACGAATTCATCGAGCAGCAGGCCCCCGTCATTGATCCAGCCACCCAGCAGCCCGCCGCAGACCCCGCCACCGGTCAGCCAATCATGCAGCCCACCGGCCAGCTCGTGCTCAAGCGCGACGGCACCACTCCGCACCCAGGGACAGAGAACTACCAGCAGCAGATCATCTGGCGCAGGACCATCGTCGAAGAAGGACCCCAGGCCGAAATCCTGCTGCCCTCGGATTTCCTCTACCCGCTCAACTGCAAAAACCTCGAACTCGCAGACACAACCGTCCACCACTACGACGAGCCGCTCATCACCCTCGTCCACCGCCTGCTCACCCTCGACGACGTGGCCCCGGACCAGGTCATGGAGTATGTCAGCAACCTCACCCACCGTCTCCTCACCGTCGCCACCCCCGAGGCACAAGCCGCCACGAACAAAGGCCGAGCCGACCTCAATGAACCGCTCGACAGCCTCGGCACCGACAAACGTGAGCCGCAGGTGAACTGGTCCCGCTTCTGCCTCTGGTATGACGCCCTCAACACCGGCAACCAGGGCAACATCCTGCTCATCATGACACGTGACGGCACCGTGCCGCTGTTCTACGACTACATCGAGAACATCACGCCCGACAAACGCCGCCCCTACCGCCTGCCCACCATCAACAAAATCCCCGGCCGCGCCCACGGCCAAGGCCTCGCCGAGCTGTTCGAGCCGCTCCAGACCGCCATCGACCTCCTCTTCAACCGCTGGCAGTTCTCCATGTCCCGCAGCGGCAAAATCATCGCCTGGCAGCCAGAGAACACCACCGAGGGCGAAGCCGACCCCGACCTCGAACTCAACGGCGGCGAAACGCTCCACCTCAAGCCCGGCAAAACCCTCGCCGAAACCGTGCAGCAGGTGGACATTTACGACACCAAAGGCCAACCGCTCCGTGAGATGATCGAGTTCCTCATGCAAATCGCCATGAACATGAGTGGTGTCAGCAACGTCAACGACGGCCAAGCCCTCGGCCTCGACACCACCAAGCTCGCCACCGGCGTCCGCAACATGGAGAAGTCTGGCCAGGAACTCACCGACAAAATGGTATCCGACCTCCGCGCCGGCATCCGCGACATTTTGAAGTCGCTCATGCTCCTCGCCGCCGCCAATTTGCAGAGCACCAAAACCTTCCGCTTCTTCGATGGCAACCTCGGCTCCCTCTCCACCATCAAGCCCAACGAGGTGAAGAACCTCACCCTCGACGTGGACCTCCAGCTCACCAAATACCGAGGGGAGCAGGAACTCCAACAGAACAGCCAGGCCGCCAACGCCGCCACCAACTACTACGCCCAGCCGAACGTCGAGGTGCAGGCCCGCCTCGCCCCGCTCTTCCGCCAGATCCTCAAGGCCAACGGCATCAAAAACGCCGACCAGGTCATCGCGCCTCTCATGGCCCTCATCCCACCCACCGGCCCCGGTGCCACCCCCGGAGCCACTCCAGCCCCCACCGAACCACCCCAGCCCGCGATCTAAATGGCAACGCCGCAACAGCTCAAAACCGCCGCCGAGCAGTCCGACGCCTCCCGCACCCTCGCCCACATCGAGTCGCTGGAGCGCTGCCACGGCTTCACCCAATGGCTGGCCCCCAAGCTCTTCAAAGCCTACGACACCGCCGCCGTCTCCATCCTCGCCGCCCACGCCAAAGGCGAGTCTCCCTCACCCAAAGACATCGCCACCTACCACGGCCTCCACGAGATCGTCACCGCCTGCCGCCGGGACAAGCTCACCGCCACCCACAAGCTCAAACCCAAGCCATGAGAACCACCTCGACCCTTGTCGCCCAGGACGCCACCCGCATGGCCGCCCGCCCCAACACTCCAGTCGGCGGAGTCCGCCGCCGCGATGAAACGCGGGGCGATTTCCGCGCCCGCATGGACAATGGCATGACCTCTCCAGCCATGCCCGGAGTCACCCCTCCGAACCGCCGGGATAACATCCTCGCCGCCCGCACCGACGGCACCTTCGACGCCAAAGTCGCCGCCTACAACCAGGCCGGAGCCGCCACCGGCCACAGCATGGACGCCGCCGGCAACATTACCGCGCCCGCTCCCGCCGCCGTCAAACCCGGCGGCAAACTCATCCCCGGCCACAGCCCCGGCTCCTCCATCTGGCAGCCAGACACCCCCACCAGTCAACCAGGTCAATCCGGTCAACCCGGTCAACCCGGTCTATCCAGTCCGTCCGTGCTGCCCCCCACGCTCAAACGCCCGGCCGCACCACGCCCAGGAGGCACTATCGACGGCCAACCCGCCGCCCAAACCCTCGCCGCCCTGAAAACCGCCCAGGCTCAGGTGCCACGCCAAACCGCCCGCAATCCCGCAGCCCCGCCCGCTGTCCAGCTTCCCACCGTCGCCAGCGCCATGACACCACCCGTGACGAATAACGTCACGAATAACGTCACGTCACGCGTGACACCTCCGTCACCGTCACAAGGTCCAGCGGCCAAAGCCCTCGCCGACTTCAACGCCGACAACCCCAACGTCATGACCGTGGCCCAGACTGACGCGCTGGCTGCCGAACGTCGCGGCCAAATCACCGCCGCCCAAAACACTCTCAAAACCCAGCGTGAAGCGCCGCATCGCCAGTTGCAAAAAGACATGATGCAACCCTACGCGCCCGTCAAACAACTCAACACCGGCATCGCCAGCATCGACGCTGTCGGCCCTGGAGCGCGGATCACCTCCCCAGCCCAGGACCTCGCCGAGGCCATCCGCCCCGGCGTCAATGCCCAGCGTGCCCAGCAAGGCATCCTCCCGCCTACTCCCACCCCTGCTCCCGCGCCTACTCTTCCGACTGCTCCATCGCCACCCACCGTCAACAACAGTCAACCAGGTCAACAACCGTCAACGGCTCCCCCCCCAGCTCCCGGCTACTTCGCCCAAAAAGCCGCCGCGAACCCCGGCGGCATCATCTCCAAAGCCACCGAAGCCGCCGGCATGTTCAAAAACAGCGTTAAAACCGGCGTCCAAAACATCACCAACGCCGCCCAAGTCGTCGCACCCATCGCCGCCGC